CTCTGGGATAGAGTTTTTGTTTCTGTTTTTATCTTTACCATCAAGGATAGCGATACTATCCATGACTGCATTGAACACAGCTCGCTCTTGACAGAATGATTCTGTAGTTTCAAGCAACCAATCCATCGTCACAGGTTCTGGTTCATTCAGTTGCTTGACCAGCTCCATAGACATTTTATGATCTTGTTCGTTTAGATTTGTGCTAGACTCGATCTCAATACCAATCGCTTCGCGAGTCGGGCGAGCGTTGTACTTAGTCATGAACTCAGTGATTCGCTTGAACACAACACGTTCTGACGAATCACTGAAATATTCTTCTTTGAGAAATGGTAGAGTCTTGCGGGCGAAGTCTTCGTTATGAACTAGATTCTTTAGAATCGTCAGTTCGATCCTCATTCCCGATCCTTCCTACTTGTTTGAGCAAAATATCATAAAGAATACCAGCGACTATATCTTCGAATCGCTTCTTAACACCATCTGTCATCATTTCTTCAGCCATGAATGATTCGACAATATGATAGTTGAAGTTTAACAGTGCGCCACCGTCTTCAAGTTCTTCACCGACCTTGACGTTTTCGTAGTGGTACACTATTCCTTCGAACTCACCTTCTTCGATTCGAATACAAACGAACTCAGGTACATCTTCGCGAGTAATATGATTATACTTCATTCCGACTGGATTGTCAACGACGCTTACCATTTTGGATCACCTTAATTCCCATGGTATAGTTTTCGGCAGCAGCTTCTGCCCAGCTTTGGCTTTTGCCAGGATATCCTTCGGTCATGATGAACTTTTCATCTTCGAAATAGTCAACATGATACTCGCCTTCAATCTTATGAACCTGAGCTTTCTTGGTTCTATCTTCGCTCCAATATTCACTGATCAGCATCTTCCTCGTCCTCCGACAGAATTGCGCCGTGCGCGATTGAATACTTCTCCTTGATATACTTAGCGAAGTCAGTTTCCTTGAACACAGTCTTCCAGAAGTCTGCGTTATCTACGATATCACCTGCTCTCATGTTAGGAGCAAGGACTTCTCCTGTTTCTTTATCTACCCGAGCGTACCAGCCAACTTTAGGCTTAGCAATATAGCCGCCATCAATAGCCACGTCCAGTAGACCGCTCCACCGATTAATACCTCCTTCATAGTTAATCGTAATAGGGATCTTAGACTTTTCTTTGACATAGCGTGACTTCTCCACGTTAATCACAAAGTGATAGCCCTGAATACCATCAGAGTCCTTATCTTGCTGACGACCCAGAATCCAGATGTTGTCGGAGCCGTAATAAGAACCAGTTCCACCACCGACGATATCTTTCGGATATAGACCAATCTCTTTATATGTATGATTGACCACAACCATAGGAATATCCTTCATGGTCAGATAAGGCGTGATCATACGGAACAGCGACTTGAGCTGCTTCGCACGAGACATATCCGCAACAGACTTTTCATTTAGTGCGTCTTCGACTTCTTTCTTTGAAGCAAGATTACCAATAGAGTCGATAACAATCATGACACGATCGCCGCGCTCGAGACCAGTCAGCTGCTTCATAATGTCAAACTTCAGCTGCTCCACATCCATCACTGGAGTATGAACAACAGCATCGAAAGGAATACCGAAAGTGTTGAAATACGACTGCGGCGTACCGAACTCTGAGTCGTAGAAAAGAACTACGCCATCGGAATACTTCTTGAGGAACGCAGATGCCATAAGCAATGCGAAACCAGTCTTGAAGTGCTTGGATGGACCAGCCAGCATAGTGATGCCAGGAACAAGACCACCATCTACTGAGCCAGACAACGCAACGTTGATCATTGGCACAGTTGTGGGGATAGTATCTTTCTTTGTGAAGATCTTAGAATCTTCGAGCGTGGCTGTAAATTCGATTGTGCTGTTCTTGATAAGTTTGGATTTCAAGTCACTCATAATATCTCCTCTTTTATAAATAGGTGTGAGTCGCGAGGCGGCAACCTCCACTCACTCTATGTCTAGTATAAACGGGAGACACAGCAATGTCAAGAACTAAATCTATATATGACTCAATTTCTAATGCGTTGAATCTTCCGCCTATAGAATTTGAAATCGATGAATCCGACACAAACATCATACCCTTCGAACGAGAACCTCTTCCCGCCTGGAATAAAGGATTGCCCCACATGCAGGGAGAAAACCATCCTTTATACGGAAAAACACATTCCGAAGAAACAAAAGCCAAAATGCGAGAAGCAGCCATGGGTCGTAAGATTTCCAAAGAAACACGATCTAAAATGAGCGCAGCTCATATGGGTAGACCATCAGCTAAAGGTATGCTCGGTAAATCACATTCAGCAGAAACTAAGGCTAAGATGAGTAAAAACGCACGTGGATTTTCTGATGAAGCTCGTCGCAAACAAAGAGAGCATATGATAGGTAAAAAGATGTCAGATGAAACTCGTGCAAAAATGCGTGAAGCTGCTCTTAGACGAAATGGAAAGATAACCTAAGACTTCTTTTCAATTGTTATCGGTTCCCACATATCTCCGTCTGTTGTAACCGCTTCTAATCTGTCAACTTCTCTTCGCAGATCTTTGCTGGCTGCGATGATCAGTAGAACTGCTAGTGGATCAATGACGAGAACGAGCAGCAGTATCATGATACGGATAGCTGCTTCTAGATCTCGTTCATTTCCTTCACCATAGATAAGCTCAGCAACGTAACGAATAGGTCCGACTTCTAGTTTGATTGCTCGTGTAGCCTTCAGGAGTGGCGCTTTCTGATCTAGCAGAGCGTCGATACTTTTCTGGGCGTCTTTCATTTCAGCAGCTAGAGTTTCTCGTTCTTTACGCTGCTGCTGACGTAACTGTAGCGCAGTTTGTGCGCGATTGTTTCTGTCGATGATGGCGTCGATAGCTTTATCGAGCTGACCAAGCTGCTGTTCTGCTCGCGTGATGCGCACGCGCTCGCGCGCGATGTTTTCGTCGATACGTTCTATCTTAGCTGCTACATCACCACTCGGTGCGACTTGATCCAGATGAGCTTTGGATAGGAAGCCAAAAATACCCATACTAGTGATGAGCATGAGAATGAGCAAAGCAGAAGTGAAATATGTCTTGAGTAGAAATGGAATGTACTTCCAGTTTCTATAGAGCCATGAAGCAAGAATGATCTTACCGAACTCTAACGTGCCGCCAAGAATGATAATCGCAAGCGCAGCGCCTGAGAAGATGGCGACGAGACCTGTAACTGAATACCAAGCAGCGACGACGGAGAGTGCTATCCCCGTCGCCATAATCATCCAGCGATCTAGATTAATTGCCATACAGTTCCTTGAGTAACATCTTTGATGCGTCTACCCAAAGTCGCACAGAACCGATCTTATGATATCCTTCTGTGTTATCATGCTGATCGATGACCCACTGAGCAACCTCTGGATCTTGACCATGCCACGTTAGGAAATCACGATAGTTGTCTTTGGTGACTTCAAACATCGATCTTACTCATCTTTCTACGTCCGATGGTTTGATTCATGCGAGCGCGGATGTAGGCGTTTTCCCAAGTCCAGCACTCACCCGTGTCATCCTGAAAGCAAACCCACATCAAGTCATTTTCCATTCCGTAGTCAATAATGAAATGAGCCATTCCCTTTCCCTTTGGAGTCATGATCGGGATAGGGGGATTCAGCTGAATCATATTGTTCATCACAAACCTCTAGTTGTCTTCAACACCTTTTCTAACATCTCCTGACACTTCTCTTTACGATTAGGCCAGTGAATGTATGCTTTGTCTGCCGTTTTGATTAGATTGTTCAGCAGCGGAACAATGATACCCTCGAGCACCTTAATCTTGTGTTGTAGCTCCTGTTCTTTTTCAGTAAGAGCTTGATCTTTCTGACTAAGCTCGTCTAGAACGTCTTGCTTGATCTCAGATTCATCAACTCCAGTGAAACCAAAGTCAAAGTCTGCATATTCTTGCGGAATCTTAATTGTCATGAAAAGAAACCCTCTAGTGTGCTTTGCTTCTCTGAGTGCCAGTCGATGACTTCAAGGATAGCATTGAGTGGAGCCATGAACGTTTTATCGAACTGAGATTGATGGTCAATATAATCGTCAAGGCCAAACTCTGTCGGTAACGATGAGAACGAAGAAATCACGTTTGTTCTAAGCGGATTAGGCATCTTCAGATACGAGAAGCGGATCTTCTCACCGTCCTTGATAAGCTCGTACTTCTTCTGGAGCTTCATCGACTTGATGAGTCCGTTGTACAGTAACGCACCACGAACATGGATCGGGACGCTCTTTGTTTCGCGTTCATATTTAGCTAGATCCTGAACAGATCGTGGGAACGCGACGTCTTCGAATTTGAGTTGGAAGAACTTAGTCTTGAACTCAGCAATGAACTTATGCAGTTCCTCTTCTGGCTGAGTCATGATGATGTTGAGCGCGTCTTTGATAGCCTCGCGACAAACAGCAGGAGTCGATGACTTGACTGCTTCGATACCCATCATCTTCAGCTTCGGCTTCGCATAGCGAACGCCTTCAGAGTCATGAACATTGAGGATATATCGCTTCTTCGCAGTCCAGATACCACGATCAGCGATAACCTCACGCTTCATGTTCATTTTTTGTTGGAACGCTTCCATCCTAGAAGCAAGATCCTGATAGATGCGATCAATAACAGGTTCAATTTTCTCGCTAGCCACCTTATCCAGAAAGTCAACGACCATCTGCTTCGAATCTTCAGAAGAATCAAGTTTCTTTCCTCGTTCTTCAAAGACCATTTGTACAAGTCTATCAAAGCAGATGTATAGCGAATCCGTATCTGCAGCAATGACATAGTCGGCATCCTTAGTCTTGAGTAGCTTATTCAAATACTTATTCATCTCGTTCTCAGCCCAGCGAATAGAAAGCTGACCGCCGAGCGTGATAGCTGTAGCTTGATTGATATCAAAGAAGCGGAAGTATGGATTACCAATCGCGCCGTAAGCTGAGTTCAGCTGAACCTTCTTAGCAAGCTGCATATTCTTGTATCGCGAGATATCCTTAGACGCTTGCTTAGACTTAGTCGCTTCGTATTCCTTCTGCGCAGCAATCATCTTTTCTTTATAGACGACACGATCGTTGTACATACGTTCCATGATCTCAGGCAAAAATCCTTGACGATCTTTACTGAAGAAGCATCCGTTAGCGGCTAGACCATATCCTTCAGGAACTTCGGGGAAGATACCTTCAAGCAACTCATCGACGCTCGTTTCAACTTTCATCGCATTACCGCGACCGTCACGCAGCAGAGTTTCAGGTGAGATGTTATATTGCATGATGAGATGCGGATACAGAGAGTTCAAGTCAAACGACATGACCCAGTCATACGCTCCAGGCTTCGGTTCCTTGACGTGAGCGCCAACATACGCTTCGTCTTTAGCGCCACCGCCTTCAACAGGAACTGCGATCTTCTGCTTATAAAGATGGTTGTGAATGATGACGTCCCACATTCGCACCTGAGTGAATACATCCATCAATGTAACCTTCGCGTCGTATGCGAGCGCGAGAGCCATATCAATGAACTTCATCTTATCATCGATCTTCTCAACGAGTTCAGTATCTCGAATGTTATACTCGATGAACTTCTGGAAGTCGTTCATGTAGAACTCATGCAGCGTTTCGTATTCGTCATACGATAGCTTGCGCTCACCGAGCTCAACGAACGCGATATGATCCAGCTTGTAGCTTTCCTGCTGAGAGTATGTGAACTTCATATACATCTCAAGATAGTCAAGAGTCGCAACGCCGCAGATGGTATAGGCAAGCTCGTCTTTGAACTTCGTGCGAACCTGACGCTCTTTGAACATACGCCAAGGAGAGAAACGCTTTGCTTCGCTCTCACCAAGCACAGTGTTCATGCGACGAACAAGATACGGGATATCGAAGAACGTCACGTTCCAACCAGTGACAATGTCAGGATACTCGTTACTCCACTCACTCAGGAACTTGATAAGCAGTTCCTTCTCGTTGTTGCACTGATAGTAGCGAACGTCATCGCGCTTCACTTCAAACTCACCGTATCCCCACACATGGAAGATACCGTCTTTCTTGAGAGTGATAGCAGTGATTGTATCAGATGCGCGTTCGACTGTGGGGAAACCAAACTCTGAGCTGACCTCGATATCAATGTATGCGACTTTGATAAGATCGCGGTCATACACGATTTCATCTGGATACTCATCGTTGAGATAAGCATACATGAATCGTGGCATACCATACAGATTGAAGTTGCTCACATCATCATAACGAGCAATGAACTCCTTCGCGTCACGCATGGAGTCAAATGGCATGGGGTCAAGCGGTAAGCCACGAATGTCCTTCCATACAGCACCTTCGCGCTTGGATGGTAGGAACAGAGTTGGCTTGTAGGGAATCTTTTCGTTGAAAGGTCGTCCGCGATCATAGCCGCGGACGAGGATGTTGTTACCGTATTCAATCGCGTTGGTGTAGAACTTTGTCATAGTGATATATTACCACATCACGACGCAGTTGTCAAGATCCCTTTCTTAGGAAGCACTAATCCAGAACCGAAATTCTGATTGTAGGCTGCTTCAATCTGGTCATCTGGCTCGTAAGTGAACATAACATTACGCGGATCAAGAATGATCTCTTTGTTTTTAGCCATAGGAATGAAATCGACTAGAGCCATGTTAGCTTTACCTGATGCGCCAGGATGAAGCATAACAGCGGCGGGTTTCACGACCTTGATCATGTTACCCACCACTCCAACCTTTCCTACAATCTCATCGCCATTCAATAGACGAAGCATCATAACTGCCAGTTGCGCATTCTGAACTTCATTTACATTCACAGGATTCACATTCATGTTGTTTCCTTACTTTGTTACGCCTTGGATCTTTTCTTGACCACGGGACCATGCGGCGATACCAAGGACGGCACCCATTGCGAGATGAAATAGACCAGCGCCTTGTAGCGTGAGTGGATTCCATTGTGTGAGTGGCATCTTGACCATAACCTGTGCGATTGACCACAGGACAGGGAAGATTGCCATATCAAGAACACAGATAACCATATAGCACCAACCCATTGCAGGTCGCCACTTCTTGACCATCCAGTCTTCATTCTGCTTTGCGTTTTCTGCTTCCCACTGCTTCTTCTCAAGTTCAATCTTAGCGAGCTGCGCTGCTTCTGATAATTGAGGAGCAGCTGGCGCGGCATAACGTGGGCTTGTATCAACATAGTTTGTTGGAATAGAAGCCGCTGCACCTTTCGTAGCAGGTGGAAGCATATCCATTGCTGGTTTTGGTGTTGGTTCGTCAGTTTCTAAAGTAAAACGTGGCATTATTAACCTCCAAAGATTTCTAAGGCTGCTTCATAATGCTCTTCACGATCTTTCAATCCAATAGTTCCACCGTTGATCTTCTTTGTGACTGTAAGGATATCGCCCTTATCAGCCCACTGATTGAGTTCGCGGGAATCCCAGAACCAACCAGCTGACCAAGCTGCACCTTCTTCTGTTTCCAACCATTCAGTCGCTTCAGCTAGATCCATGTTCATATCTGTAGCGAATGCTTGATAGTTGCTCTTACCCGTCAGCTGGATAAGACCGCGACCGCAGTAGCGATAGCCATCACCAGACTCAGGAGGACCGTTACCCATTCTACTTGCATAGACGAGATTCGCGATCTTCTCTGGATTCTTAGCATACTCGTTTGGATTCTTTCCACGGAAATACTTAGGGAATACCTTCAACAGAGTTTCGGCTCTGTAGTTTAGATTTTCTTTTCTAGCTCTTAATCCACCTGATTCATGACCAACCTGAGCGAGAAACATAGAAATACGTTGCGGCGTATTAATCTCGTAGAACTCCATCACTTCATTCAGGGGTTCCACAAACGGTTCAATGATCTTTTCGTTTGTGTCTTCAAAGAACTCGTTCAATTGCTCAAATGTTACTAATGCCATGAGCGCCTCCTTTCGGAAGCTATTTAGCCGTACGGACGATTTCCCATCATCGTTTTAAGTAATCTTTTGAATTCTAGGAATAGATTAAGCATTTTGCACCAGATGTGTTTTATAGGCTACGAAAACGATTTCTTCTCTTGACAGACCCAAATCGTTAAGTTCTTCGTCTGAAAGCTTCATAAGCTCGATGATTGTGTGATAGTATCGGTATGTTCGTGTTACCCAGTCGATCATGTGTGTCTCCTTAAATGAAAATAGCTGGGCGACCGAAGCCGCCCAGCGCATAGCAAACAAATCAATATGGTGATTAGTCTTTAATCTCGATCTTCTTAGGCTTCTGATGCTCGGGAATGAAGTTCTCGAGCCATACCTTAAGAATACCATTAACCATTTCGGCGTTCTTGATTTCTACAGAATCAGCGAGAGTAAAGTGGCGTGTGAATGCGCGCTCTGCGATTCCCTTGTAGAAGTAGTATGAGCCAGCATTGTCTGCATCGTCGGCTTCTTTGGTCTTCCCTGAGATAGTGAGCTTGCCACCATCGAGAGTGATCTCAAGATCAGTCTTAGAGAATCCAGCAACTGCCATTTCGATGACATACTTGTTATCCTCTACCTTCTTGATATTGTATGGTGGATAGCCTGGAAGGGCTTTACCGATACCATCCAGTTGTGACGCAAGCAGCTTGAACGTCTTGTCGAAACCGACAGACAATGGATCAAACTGACCGAAGAGTGAAGGAATTTGAGTGTAGTCGTGCTTAGTCATATAGACCTCCTATTAAGCAAGGTTAACAATGTGTGACCCCGAAGGCATCACGTTCTATTTAGCACAATCAGTCGTTGGTTCGCTTCTTACCGATATTGTATTTCGCTTCCAACTTCCATTCGTGCTTTTCCTTATGCGCCAGGATCTTAATCTGGTTCAGTGGCGCAACAGGATCCTTAGTTCGCTCTGAATCGACAACATCAATCAGCTCCCATTCAGCGAGCAGATTGGCAATAGTATTACGGCGAGCTTTATCTTCGTCTGAGAAGTTGGTTGGCTTACCGTCCAGTGCGAACAATTCTTTGAAGTGAACGATGTAGTACCGACCCTGCTTATGCAGGATGTGACAAGACTGAAACAGTACCTTATCGCGTCGCGAAGCGACTCCGATACGAGTAAGTGTTTCACGAATCTTTAGGAAATCTTCTGCTGATCGCAGCTTCACCTCTACCATACTTTCGACCGATGCGTTCATCCTTTTCCACCTTTATCGAGTGCTACCTCGATCATGGCTAGCTGTTCATCGGTCAAAACACGTAGCGCCTGCTCCGCCTTTGCGCGACCATAGCCGTAATACTCCATGATCATCTCAACGGAGGCATCGGGCTTATCTTTACCCCATTTGGAGCTCGTCCTCTTCCGCTTCCGCAGGCTATTTAGTAAAAACTCATATTGTAGCTTTGCGTCTAGCTGAGGTCTTAAATTGACCTCATTGGCGTAAAGGATGCAATCCTGATGGTAGGACAGCGAACGATTAATCATGAAAGGCTTGTATAGCTTTTCCGCCAACTCGTCGTTCGCCGACCCACGCATCAGGTTCTTTTTGGAATTGGTTACACTCTCAACATAAACAAAGGGATTGCTCACTCACTGGATCCTCTTAACGATGGGCCCAAATATATAGTTGATCGTTTCGTCGAGTTCCTCCAATGTAACGCCTCGAATCCATTCTCTGTTCTTACGAGGCATCTTATGCTTGTAATGACGATGAACGATCTTATCGCAGTTCTTTTTCATATTGTCATCTAGAAGCCAAATAGCTCGCACGAAAATAGGTTCGATTCGGTTATCGTATGCTTTATGACGTGCATTTATTTCATCTTGGTCGCGCGATTCGCCGACCTTGAATGTGTTGTCATCAGGACCACCAAGAGTTCCTAGTGCATAAAGATACATCGTTTTCATTGAAGGTGCTCCAGAAGCTTCGGACAACCTTCCCAAGGAAGGAACTCATAGCCAAACTCGATATTATACTTCTTGGAAAAGTCACTGATGTATTGTTCAACTTCTTCCTGAGTAGAAACGTCTTCGAAGTTCAGGAAATGGAAGATGATATGGATTTCGTTCTTACCCATAGCAGTACCCATGGCCTTACCCAAAATCTCAGGAAGCTTCTTCTTCTTATCAAGAACAGCCCAAGTAACACCAACATTTCGATTCTGTTTACGGAATTCCCTAAGACGATCAGACTTATAGATAGGTTCAGCTTCTTTGGGATACTGGAAGAAGTTGTTTAGATGATTACCTTCAGTCTTCTTTAGTTTCGAACGAACTTCGTAGATATAGTTGCGAATGTCTTCTTTTTTCTTACCATACATATCAGCAAGTTCTTCGCAATAGTTTGGCGCGTCTACATTGTAATAATTGTTAACGATGTCATTGTTGATATGACGTTTGATATCTTTAGGTTGTGGCTCTTTGTTTGCCAATTCTTTTTTGTTCATAATAACACCGATCGCTTCAAAGACTCGTTCACAATCTTTGTCGTTGTCGGGTAGATATTCGTCTGGAATAACGAGAACGTCAATAGAATTGGCGTTAACAACCCTCTTAATAATAGCCTTCAAAGAAGCTTTGTTTGTGTGATTGCCATCGACCAGCGTCAGTGTATTTTTAATAGCTGTTGAACAGAGTGGTGGATTGATTTTACTTAGATCGCCCTGAAGTTCAATTCTATAGAAGATATCAGCAACATGCGTCTGATCGTGAATATCAAAACGAGTCTGAACAATGTCTTCACCATTAACCCATTTCTTCATCGTGTCAAGATCAACTGTTCTTTTTATGAGCTTTTCTCGATGATTCTTATATAGGTCAACAATAGTCTTAGCCATTGAGCTGACCTCAGTGATGTTCATAGCCATAACAAGTTACCTCTCACTTTCACCATAACCATAACATAATCATATCAGGCTTTGACTCAGTTGTCAAGGCCTCTCACTTGAACTCACAATCAATCATGATTTGAGTCATACACGCAGCCAAGTTAATCTCTTGGTCAGTCACAAACGCAGCCTTGTATTGATAGTCAGCCAAAGCAAGAACCAATGGCGGAATAGACTCTGGCTTCATAATTCCGCTTGCTGCGTCATACAGCTTGCGAAACAGTACATTGACATCCATGCTGGAGTTCTGACCGACCCACTTACGCATGGCTTCGAACTCTTTACCTTTTAGATACTTTACCAGCTCCTTGATCTCCACGTTGTCAACACTGGCTAGAATACCAGCATCAATCGTGCCACGAGCTGAATATCGCTGCAACTCATTGAGCACTCGACGCCAATCTGGGAAGTGCTTCATAATGACTTCAGCTAGTACCTTCTTATCGTAGCCAACATTCTCCTGATCCAGAATCCCGCATGCGCGCACGAGGAACTGCTTAGCAAGGTCTGCCTTTTCCTTCGCGCCAATCTTGAACTCGACGACCGAACAACGAGAGTGGAGCGGATCGATGATACGATTGACGAAGTTACAGGTCAGGATGAAACCACAGTTAGAACTGTATTCTTCCATGAAGTTGCGCAACGCTGGTTGAGTAGAGTTTGCGTTGAGATAGTCAGCCTCATCGAGAATAACATACTTACGACCGCCAGTGAATGATACAGTCGCTGCGAAGTTTCGAATATCGATGCGCAACGTGTCGATGTTACCATTCATCGAACCATTGATGACGATATAATCAGCACCAATCTCTTCAAGCATCGCGCGAGCAACTGTCGTCTTACCGACGCCCGCTGAACCAGCCAAAAGAAGATTAGGAATCTGTCCGTCATCGACGAACTGTTGAAATGTAGCTTTCAAGTCTTCGGGCAGAATACAATCTGCAATCTTACGAGGTCGATACTTCTCGACCCACAGAAACTCTTCGCGCATTATGGCTCCATATCATAAAAGGAAAGAGGGACCGAAGTCCCTCTCTTATTCGCCGTATTTGCTACCTTGTTCTGTAGCAATCCAGTATTCCACATCTCCAGTCTTCGACGCGAAGTGTGAGATACCTTTAGATGAAACGCGAACTTCATAATCGCGGTTCAGCAGCTTGAGGTTATCAATCTTGAAGATCATCATGTAGTTTGCTTTCGCATCACCGACTTCATACTCGAAAGAGTTAGAACCCTGATTACGAGAGTCGATAGCAGCAAGATACGCTTTACCACTACGACCAACAAGAGCAAGCTCAGGCAAACCAAGAACACCAGCAGCTCGCAGAGCTGACTGAAGAGCAGCTGCTTCCAGAGTGAAGCTAATCTCCGTGGAAGGAAGATTGATTTCCTTGTTCGGAGGTGACTGAATCAAGTCAGCTTTAGCATAACGCAAAGTCGTCTTAGCTTTACCGTTTGTAATAACAACAGAATCATCACCGAGCTTCAGCTCAGGATCTTCAAACATAGAAACAGTCGAGATAAACTGAGTCAGATCATAGATAGCGAAGTCCTTGTCGAACTTCTCACTGACGTTAGCCTTAGCAAGAACAGTCTTCTGTGGGCTAACAGTCTTCTGAACAGAACCAGCCTGAAAGATCAGCGACGGATTGATAGCCGCAAAGTTCTTCAGGATCTCTGTTGTTTCCTTAGACAATTTCATCATATTTACTCCTAGTTGTCAATCAGTTTTTTGCAAGCTTCTTAGGCTTAGAAGTTTCATCAGCAGTCGCGCCAGCACCAATCTGAGCAAGATCAATGAGCGAGCCACCGAACACATAAGAACCCATATGCTGGAGCTTCATCCACGGACACAGCCAAGTCTTAACACCAATCTCCCAAGCCTTCTGACAGAACCAGTAGTCTTCTGAGAGATATCGCTTGGATGCTGGATCAACTTCCGCTTGGAATGCCATGAGAATTTCACGCGAACCATCGAAGTGTTCTGTACGAACGTGATCCGGCTTGTACATATACTGAGGATAAGCATCGCGGAACTTCTCGAGTGCTGCTCGCTGGATCATCATGAAACCAGTACCACCCTCAAGAACTTCTACGGGCTCGTCAAGCGGAATAGAACCAGTACCTTCCTTTGGATTGAAGACGTAGTCGCCAACATACTTCTCAAGATTGCTGGGATCCTTGTCAGCGAAACCCTTATCGACTGCGCGCTTGATCTTTTCCCAAGCGATACACTTCTTAGGATACGGACCGCAAACGATATGCTTATCCGTCCCTTCTTCAGCAATAACTGCAAGAGCGATAACATCGTTCGGGTCGAATCCAATGTCAGAGTCGATGAACATAAGATGAGTGCAATCACTGCGAAGAAACTCGTCAACTAGATAGTTGCGAGCTCGAGTGATTAGCGATTCGTTGAAGAGATAGAAGAAGCGAACGTCCATACCATACTGAGCTGCCATCATAGCAAGATCAGCAGTGGACTTACAATACTGACCTCCGCAGATACCACCATACATCGGTGTTGCTACAAAGATCTTCTTCTTACGCAGTTCTTCGATTGATACTGAAATTTCAATTGCTGCCATGATTACTCCAATGTGATGATATTATATATGTTCGCTTCAGAGCGTTTCAGCAATCTCGGCCTGCTTTTTCTTCCAGCGGACGACAGCAGCTTGCTTCTTCATTCGACGCTTGATCGAAGGCTTAGTATAGTGTTCATGTTCAGCAAGATCGCGCAATAGGTTTTCACGCTGAACTTTCTTCTTCAAAATGCGCAATGCACCATTCACATCATTATTGCGAACGGTGACAGAAATGCCCTTGAGGTTCTCCCAAGGTTCACGATTATCAGTAGCCAATGATTACTCCATAGAATAAAGAGGAGGGAGGTGAAAGGGGAAAAGTCCCCCCTCCTCTATATAGCTTACGCTGCGCGGCTATCGAAGATAGTGCCGCCGAAAACAGCATAAGCTGCTGCAACCATCTTGCGAGAAGGCTTGCCGAGACGATACTTAGCAGTCAGCTCGCCCTTTGAGTTCTTACGCTCATTGAGATAGATTGCGTGACCAGCTTCACGGAGCGAGCGAATCACTTCGTGAGGATTGCCGACAGAGAAACGCGAGCGGATCTGAGCGGCGGTCAGTTCTTCGCCGTTCTGAAGAGCAGCAAGAACAGAATCAGTCTTAGTCATATTATAGATACTCCATTCGTGGTGGTAAAATTAGACTCAGAAAGAAACTTCCTGAGTCTTCTCCGCCGCTTCAGCATTTGCGGCAGGAGTCTCGGGGACGGGATTGATCGTAGGATCAACCTTCGCATAAAGATCGAGGAACGCAGTCTTCGTCTCTTCGTCAAAGCGATTGATGCACAGGCGGATAGCCTTCTGACGATCACCGATCATGCGGAACGTCTGTGCAATATGAACAAGGCGACGAGTTGAAATGAGCTCGTCGATAGCGCCTTCAGTGAAGGTCTTGCGAATGATCTCAGACCACACAGTCAGGTGTTCGATGAACGCCTTATCATCTTCAGTAATTGTATCATCACTGAGATAGTTTGTCAAGATCTTTTTCTCGATAGAAGCAGTAGGATACTCCTGCTCAATCGTGATCGGGAAACGCTCAAGCCAAGCATCGTCGAGCATCGTAGCAGCAACATAGCGACCGTCGTCAGAACCACGACCCTTAGTGTTAGCAGTCACAATCACGTTGAAGCCATGAGCTGCGTTAACAATCTCACCAGTCTTCTTCATGTAGTAAGGCTTGCCTTCGAGAATACCTTGCAAGCACATTGCCTTGCCAGGATCTGCGCGGTCAGCTTCGTCGATGAGCAGAAGCGCACCGAGCTCCATCGCGCGAAGCACTGGACCCTTCATGAACTTGGTCTCACCGTCGATGAGGCGGAAACCGCCGATGAGATCGTCTTCGTCAGTCTCACGAGACATCTGAACGCGAATCATCGGACGCTTCACCTTCGCGCAAACCTGCTCGACCATGAAGGTCTTGCCGTTGCCAGAGTGACCAGAGATGAACACAGGGAAGAACTTGCCAGAAGCAACGATCTTCTCGATCATCTTGAACTCACCGAACGGAACGTAATGTTTATCCTTCGCAGGAATCTGGGCATAATCATGCTCAGACTGAGCGTTAGGATCGAACTTCTTAGTAGACACAGGCATCTCGCGACGGATAGGAACAATGTCAGCAGCCATAGCTGCGAGGTTTTCAGTTTCGGTCGCATCGTATGCGGGGAGTTTGTACTGCGCACGACCAGCGCGATATGCTGACTTGTACAACCAGTGATGGTCAGCGTTAGCTAGATCATTAGATTCTGCCAACGCAACAAGCTCTGCAACAGGCACGATAGCCTGCGAGCCAAACTTCTTAGTGGCAAGTTCGAGGAACTTGAGCTGATTCGTCTTCAACATTAGCCTTCACCTTTCTTCATCATATAATATATTGTATCACACAAACACTCAGTTGTCAAGCCCCATGCGCTCAATTGTCGGCTTACCGACCAGCTTTCCGCCAAGGAGTAGGAGCTCACGCATGAACACAAACGCATCCTTCAGATAACGAAATGTGGCGGATTCATCGTGAATCAGCTTATCTTCGTCCTTGATAGTGTATGTGACTTTGAACATTGGCTTTCTCCACTGTATAAGGCTATTATATAGTAATGGCGGGGAATTGTCAAGAACTTTTCCCCGCCAAAATTATGCAGCGATCTTCTCGATGAACTTACCGAGAACCGCTCGTGACGCGCCACGCTTGTTTTGAGCGGTAATGAATGCACGAGCCAACTGACCCTTCTTCATACCTTCATGCTCGTCAAGTTTGGCTTGCTGGGCTTGCAGATTCTTACCGCCTTGGATGATATAGAACTCATCGAAGTTCAGCATATTCGGAGTCGCAGCACCCTTGGTCTTTCTCCACTGATCTTGGAACTTGATGCTTTCAGCAGGCGACAAGTAACGATATGAAACGTGACGCACGTCATACGAACCGCTCGCGATATAGAAGCCAACGAACGTAGCATTCTGTGAAGCGCGAACAGTACGAGCGAACATACCAGTGATCTTGTGTGCGCCATCGAAGTGAATCATAGTCTGTACACGAGACTCCTCATCGACAAAGATGTTTGTCGAACGAAGAGTAGTTGACGAAGGCAAGTTGGTGTTATCGTGGCGATGACCATACCAATGCTGATAGCCAGAGTGGTTGCTCTCACCGTCAGTAATGCACACAAAGTTCATGATCTGAATGTTCTTCTGCTTGCGGAACTTAGCCATCAGATCGCGAGACACAAGGATCGCGTCGTTGAGTGGAGTACCACTCAGCCCAAGGAACATCAGACAGTTACCATAGCGATCACCAGCACACTCGTCGATGAATACGCCAGGACGATAGGGAGCTGATTTTTCGTCTGCTTCGTTCTCGTAACGCTGTGCTGACAGAAGCAGCGAAGCAGTCATCGTGTTGAAATCCTTGATCGACATATCTTCGTGGAAGAACTCCAAAAGATCGAAGCCTGTGTCAGGAAACACGAAGTGCTTGCCAGTCAAACGAGTTTTGATATTCGCAAGAAGATTCTTCTTCGCTTCACGACGCGAAGGATCACGAAGCTCAAACTGAGCAGCAGCTTGCGTGAAACCATAGAGACGATGAGGAATACCAACTCGACGACAGAACATAGCCAAACAGATCAGCTGATCCATCGCACCACGATAGTTGCTTGACATAGAACCAGACATATCGAGAATAGCAACGATACCATGATTCTTGCCAGTTGGTTCAATCGTCAGGCGCTTGAAGATATCGTCGTTGAACTTGTAGCTGTGCAGCTTGTTCACGTCGATGACACCAGTCTTTGCTTGCTTGCTGCGGCTATAAGCAACAGCAGCTTTCTTCATCTCGAACTCTTTCACCATATAATTGATGGCAGAGTTGTTCTGAGAACGGAAACGATTGAGCAACCAGTTACGATAGTCGATGAGCTTGTTGCGGCTCTTAGCCTTGGATAGGTCGTACTCAATCTCGTTGAGGACTGTACGATAACCAACCGTGAAGGGCTCGTGCGCGAGATCCTTCGGGAACAGAATGTAACGGAACTCACGACCCGACACAGACTGGTCGAGCAGCTCTTCCATACGATTGTTCATCGCACGATCAGTCTTGGACTCATCGGGACCGCGACGAATCTGACGACCGCTCGTACCTTCCTTGCTAGCCTCACCATCTTGGTCAGCAGCACTGTCTTCCTTAGACTCTTGACCCTCTGCGCTAGACTTGGCTTCGCCGTCGTTCTCTTCGTCAGACTCTTCGAAGTCATACTCGTCAGCTTCTTCACCATCTTCGCCAAACTCAGCGCGAACCGTGACGGTGATCTCTTCTTCATCATCAGATTCGTCTTCGCGCTTCTTCTTTGCGTAGGCGAACATGTCTTCGGCGAGCTTGACTGCATCGTCGAATGTAATGATCTGTTCAGCACGGCGCACGAACGCCTGCTCTTCGTCAGTGAACTTGAGACGAAGACGAGTGCCGAGTTTGAAGTAGAGATTGAAACGGTCAATCAGCGGGAGCGCGTCAACATCTTCACTCTTGATACCGAAGAAGTCTTGCTCGTGAAGCCAATTGTAGCCTTCGAGGAAGTCGCGACGCGAGCCAGGAAACTTAGTCTTGATCTTGCGTTCGATGCGAGCGTCTTCGACAACGTTCAGATAGCCCTGGAACGTATCAGCAGTGCGCTGAGACTTCTCTTCTTCCTTGACTTTATCAATCGCGCCCTTCCAGCCGTCAGCGGGAGTTTCCAGCGCATGACCGACTTCATGGAGCACAAGCATATGATAGAGCGTCTGAGTCATCTCTTTCCACATAGGCAGAGCGAGGACGCGATTCTTCACATCGAAGTAAGCCGTCTTGATTGGCTTGTGTTCGACCATGATATTTTCAGCAGCCAGCAGCTTCGCGAGCTTGTCGAGCGAACCGCCAGGGCTTACAGTTTTAACGTCTGCCATAGAAACCTCCTTCATCTTGACTTATCATAACACATCGGTCACGAGTTGTCAAGGCCCCACTCCACTCTAACTTCCCAGAGAGTTGTGGCTTTATTATATGTAGGATTTGTCAGGATCTTTTTGCCAAGAGACTTGTAGAATAAGCCAAGACGCTTCGCGCCACCTTCAGTAAAAGCGGAAAACGTCTTAACAGTCGGGATCGTAGTCCCGCCATTCTTCCGCTTCCGTGGGCTGACCGTCGTCTTCGTACTCATCTTCATCTTCTCCGCTGAGATATTGTTCAAAGAACTCTTTGACTTCTGATTCTGACAGCCAGTTCAGTAGATCGATGATCACTAAGCCTGGATCAAGAATACGATCGTCGAGCTTCTCGATGATGAGATTTGTATATTCACGAGCCATCATTTCACCTCATAAATCTGCTTGAGATTTTCGACGATTTCGCGCCCACGATTCGTGAACAGAATACCACACTGCCAGACCCAGTGTTCGATGTCCTGAGAGTTGAGGTGTTCATTTTCATCGAACTCAAACGGAGTCATCCACGCAAGCGCAGTCTTCTCGTCGATGCGCTGCATCTCCATGATCTTCGCGAGATCGGCTTCGAAGTCAGCGAGAGCAGCTTTCTGCTCCTCTTCTTCACGAGCCATCGTGCGCTTCAGCGTCTCGCACAGATCGTCCCACTCAGCCTGACGCTCGTCGTCAGTGGCTTCGTTCCAGCACTGCCACCAGAACGCACTCGGACGACAACCATAGGCGTCCTTATGCAGGTCGGAAACGATTTGGGCATCGAACGTATAAGCCATGAGATTTCCTTTCATCATATGTTCATTGTAGCTCGTTGGCGCGCAATTGTCAAGCCCCCTCCTGATTCATCTGTTCAGTCGCATACTTGATTACTTTGATCGCAGCAAAAGCATCATCGTGATTGGCGTAGATTTCCTCGATGCAGAATCCTGTAACGATCAGGATCACCTGTTCCGTGATCAACACCTCACGATCACGTTCCGTCTTGGCATCATTCCACTTACGATAGAGAACCATATCGTTCTGAATTCGTCGGAATGCCTTTTCGCGGATCACGTTCACGTTCAATTCAGCAGTCATCTCATTCCCCTTAGGCGTTGTTGAGGATCTCGGCAGCCAGATCTTGGTCGTCGAGCAGATCGGTGAGGTCATCGAGAAGACCGTCGAATGAGAAGTATCCATTGCCGCAGTGGCGCTCTTCAGCGATCTGCTTCAAACGAAACGAGAGTTTCGAAGTGAAGTCGCGATGGGCCAGTGTAGCATCCAGCAGGCGCTGATACATTTCGTAGGCATAGTCGATATTCATTTCGTTACCTCTCATCATATTACCATTCTAACTGGCAGATCGTTGATTGTCAAGCCCCTCAATGAGCGCCCGTCCATGAGACACGACGCTCAAACTTGCCGGTCAGCACATTGCCGCGAGCGAAGTTCTTCGCAGGCGCACGCCAGCTAGCCGCCTTGAGAATGTCGCCTCGCTTGAACTTGCCATCGTCTTTAAGCACGATGAACGAGTGAACGCTCGCGCCCGCGCCTGTGCGCCCAGTCATCACCTTGATAAACTTCTTATGAATCTCGAACACAACGCCAGCATTGAATTCTTGAATCATCACTTCGCGGATAGCCGTGCGCTCACCCCAACCGGCATAATCCGCCTTGATGTGGGCGATGTATTGCTGGAGCGCGGCTTCGAGGTCGGATGCAATTTTCATATCAGTTCTCCTTAGGCGGCTTCGTTAAGAATGGTAGAAGCGAGATCTTCGTCGCCAGTCAGTTCAGTCAAGTCGTCGAGAAGACCATCGAACGACCAGTAGCCATTGCCAACATGATTCTTGATCGACATTTGCTGAATGGCTTCGATAGCATCGCTATTCAAGCCGTCGGCATGACGCTTCGCGGCGGCGACGAGGTTTACGAACATTTGGGCTACATAGATATTCATTTCATTTCCTTTCTTCATATTACCATTCTACCGCGATTGCCCCTGATTGTCAAGGCCCGCCCCAATAAAAAAGCCGCTGGGAAATCAGCGGCTTAGGCAAAACGCCCGAAAAAAGTTGGGCGGGAGGGGCGGCTTTTTTGTAACTTTTTGTGTTACCTTCCTACCTCAGGGAGATACCTTCGTTTCGCGCCCTCCCAGCCCATTGTGCTCATATCGTCGTAAAACAGAACGCCGTCGCTGACGCGACTATTCGCCGTCAGATTCTCGATTCGCTTGCGCGCATACTTTTCTTTCCATAGGTCGGTCAGCGACTGAACGGTGAAGTCGCCGATGGGCTTTAGTTGCTCCTCTGGAATATCATCGCGCAAGAACTCGTATGCGTTTGAGTACAACGGCGCAAAGTATATACCACGATCATGATCACTCGTAAAGATATCGGCAGGAATACTCAGCGCACGATAGATCTTCTGATGAAAACGATTCAGCCTATCACGAACGACTGATTCACCGTCTGGTCCTTTATCAACCATGTAGTGAAAGTAATCTTCTGGAATACTCGCGTGCGCCCACTCGTACGCGAGCGCGCGAGTAGGGATGGACATACGCAACGGAGCCTTACCTTGTGAGTATCCCATCTTCTTCCAGAACTTCAGATTGTCATACTGCGACATCCCATGACCGCCTTTGTTCTTACCATACAAAGAAGTCGTGGTCAATGCAACCAGACGCGATCCGTAGAGTTCTTTCCACTTATTCTGTACTACATCAGATAGACAAAGAAGCGCGAGCAACTTTCCGCCGAGATAGTTGTAACCGAATGGTTGTACTGGTACGATCGTCGAGCAGACTGCAGTGTACTTGATACGCTGTTCAATAGTGCGTTGCTCACGAGTCCAGCCAACTGCTGTATCTCTAGCTCCCAGATCAAGGAAGTCTGACGCGATGGCTACGACGCCTAGATACTTCTTCGTGACTTTATCTCGTACGAGGAAGTTCATACCGCGACCGATAGAACCTGAGTGTTGCTGCGTATGAATCATGATACGCAACACAGTCCAGTGATCTTTAATATCCTTGAACTGCGGATCACCAGTCCAGATCAGTTCTGGTTGTAAATCACGATAATCACCATTCCACAGAAGGTTCTTGACCTCGTTGATGAGAATCGCATGCTTATCATTCATATATGCAGGTTCACCGAACAGAACGCTTTCCTGCATAGGATAGACGTTGTTGACTTCTTCCCATTTTTGCCATAGGATATACTCTTCTGTCGGCATATCCTTAAACGACTTCAGCTCGTTGTAGATTGTACTACGAACGAGCTCCTTATCATGATGCTTGAATGTCTGTGACTTTAGCCAGTCATCATACAAAGAAGAGGGTGTTGACTGGAGGTTTCCAGGAGTCTTCATCGTGTCCCATGAGTGTAGCCAAAACTCTTGCTCGTTTGCTAGGTCCGATACAGCCTGACTGGATGAACCCCGAACGTCTAGAATCATTATAGTTGATTTCGCTGTAGTTGTCAAACTGATCTGCAGTCAAATCAATCACACGCCCATCTGTGCGGCGTAGAAACCAGTGCTTGATTCCTGGCGTGCTAGGAATGTCAGTCGTACGGATATCCCATTCCGTCGTGGCTCCACAGATATACCAGTAGAGATACTCGCAAACTGTGTAGCAGTAGTTGATAGTAGGAAACTCAGGTTTCCACATATCTTTCATCTGCTGATTGAACAGATGCTCAGTTCCCATAGTTCGTAGGCATGAATGGAGTTTATCCTTATCCACGCCTACGACTAGGAACATACCATCAAGCTGTTCTTTTGATATTCTCAAGACGACGATCCGCTTTTGCTTTGAAGTTACGAGCTTGATCTAAGTGGTAACGATTAGCACGGGTCTGATAAGTAATTCCGTTGAGGTGATCGTATTCGTGCTGGAAGATTCGTGCTGTGTAGCCTTCGTAACGAGTTGTATCGGCTTCACCATTCCATCCACGATATCGCACACGAATACCTCTTGGACGTTTGATTTTGATAAACAACCCTGGATAGCTAACGCATCCTTCTTCATAGACAACAGTCTCCTCATCATAGTCAAGAATCAATGGATTGAATACGCCAATGATGCTCTCTGGATCAGTTGGATTACCAATCACAAACACGCGAGTCATGATACCTAGTTGACAAGCTGAAAGCCCAACGCCTGTTTGCTCCATCATCTTGTCGCGAAGCAACTCGTACAGTTCTTTAGCTTGTAGAACTGTACCGTCCTCCATGACGTATCCAGTTTCGAAGTTGAACTCTGGGCACGTTTCTTTTAGTCTTGGATCATTACCCTTAATCAATTCCATTATGCAATCCTTGAGAAGTTCTTCTGCTTAACGAAGCGAAGAACGTTTTGGAACTTATCGTGTAGCACGTCACCTTTATGAGAGATGACGAAAATGTTAGTATCTTCTAAGTTATGTATGAGCTTTAGGAACTCATCGCATCCGTTAGCATCAAGCGACGCATCAAATACTTCGTCGAGTATCAACAGATTCGTGCTGGCGCTGTTTTTCATGCGAGCGATAGAACGCCAAGTGAACAGAAGCGCAAGATCAATGCGCATCTTCTCACCCTCGCTGAACGAGTCATAAGTAAAGTCATCGCGATGGCGCGACAGAATCCTCTCCTCAAACGACTCGTTCAGCTCGAATTTCACAAAGAAGTCCATCGCTGCTAGATACTTATTCACCAGAGTATTGATCACTGGCACATACTGCTTGATGATACGCGACTTGATACCACTATCGCGCAGAATGACCGTAGCCAGTTCATACATCTCCTTGTCACGAAGGATACGTTCTTTTATTCCTAGAAACCGCTGAAGATCCTGTTGCAAGGTAGATATATTGGATTCCGTATAGGTAGATTCCGTTTTGTTAAGACTGTCGATTTCTTTGTTGTAAACAGAGATTTCTTTTTGATAGATCTTGATGTTGTTGAGTTTAATAGCAAGTTCGTTCTGCTTGTTAGATATATCTCGCTGTAGCTGCGATATTTCCTCAAGAGAATGCTCCGCTTTTGCGAGCTCGTCAGACAGCTTTTCAAGCGCGGACTCGACTTCTTCGATCGCTTTTTCCTTCTCACCGATCTTCTCCACTTTGATAGTATCGTCGATATGCTGAGTGCAAGTCGGGCACTCGTCGTTTTCGGTATAGAACTTGATAGTCTTACGTGCGTTTGCTTTCTTAGACTCTAGGCTTTTTTCGAGCGTCAGTATCTTTTGAACGCGAGCATTGACTGTATCGCGATCACCTAGTCCTTCCATGAGCTCCTCAACGGAAGATCCCAATACAGCCGCGAGCGCTTCCTCGCGAGCAATACTCTCTTGAGCCTGCTTGATGCGTTCTTGGAACTCTTCAATCTTCTCGGTTCGCTTTTCATCAAGCTCTGTGCGAAGTTTCTCTTGCGCTCTGATACCTTCCTGCGTGTAAGAGATGTCTTGTTCATTGAGCTTGTGCTCCTCACGATTAGTTGCTACACGGTCCTTGAGAAGAAGCGCCATCGAGGAAAAGACGCGGATATCTAACAGATCCTCGATGACTTCACGTCGAACGTTTGTTGTCAGTTGCATGAATGGAACAAACGACGATGAGCCAAGAATCACAATCTGCGTGAATGACTTCATACTCAGCTTGAGAATGTTTCGCTCAAGCATTTCCTGATAGTCACGAGCAGCTGCGTCTTGGTCAATCAGTACACCGTCTTCTATAATTTCAAATAGATTAGGTTTGATTCCACGTCTTACGACATACTGATGATCATGAACGGTGAACTCAATCTCAACGACCACATCGCGACCGTTGACTGAGTTGATAAGCTGGTCCTTCTTAATCTTACGGAACGGCTTACCATAAAGCCCGAAGCATAATGCGTCAAGCATCGTTGACTTACCCGCACCGTTTTCACCAACGATGAGCGTAGAGTCATTCTTGTCTAATTCAATTTCTGTAAATGCGTTGCCAGTTGAAAGAAAGTTCTTCCAACGGACTTTGGTGAAGTGAATCATTTCTTTCCAATAATGTCACGAGGGTGATCTTGGTCATCCCATCTGTATCGACCAGAGAAATGCTGAACGATACGTTTACCATCTTTATCTTCGAAAACTGTTACGCCACCAGTCTTATGCAAATACTTATACTCATTGCCTTGGCGGTCAATGTAAACTTCGTCTTCTACGAATTCCATCACTCTGTTTCCATTTGAAGAGCTTCATGATATAGTGAACGCATCAACTTGTCAAGCTCTTTATTATCTACATTGGATTCAATCGTATCAATATACTTGGAAAGGATAGTCAATGTATCTTCGGCTTCATTGAGCAGATCATGCTCGTCGATAGCGTCCATGTTACGATGGTCTTCAACGATTGTAACTTCTAGCGGACCCGCCTCATACAATTTAGTCGTGAAGAGGTCGAAGTTCATAGGATTGTCTTTTGTCTGTACAATCAGTTTGACATAACAACCTTTGTATTTATCCCACTCACGATCCAGCAGGTCTTCTGTGCTCATGCCTTTATCATTGTACCACAACTTGCGGAACATGTGATACGGATTCTTCACGAACGTAAGTTCACGAGTTTCAGTATCCAGGATATGGAATCCTTTAGGGTCATCGTAGTCGCTCCAAGTAAATTCAGCATGGCTACCGAGATAGTGAATATTACCAGAAGTGGAACGGTGATGATAATGACCACTGCATACCAAATCAAACCGATCAAAAAGAACGCGGTCATCGCCATGACTGACGGGACTGCCTCGATACATTTCAAAGCCCGCGAGCTCCAAGTGTCCCAAAGCGATTTGAGCATTCGTCTCACCAATGAGTTTGAAGGTGGCTTCGCGGTTGTCCTCACAAATCCACGGTATGAAAAGTATGGGAACTTCATCGAAGACTACTTCGGTTGCAGTTTCGTAGATGTGGAAGTCGTGTTCGTAAAACTCACGAATGGAGTTGACTGAGTTTGTGTTCTTGTAGTATGTGTCGTGGTTTCCCACGATGAGATGGGCGCGTATGCCTCGCGCGTGGAGAGGTTGTATAAAATCGTCACGCAGGCGTTTAGCTGTGTTGATGTTGAGGTATTTGCGGCGATCAACAAGATCACCGAGATGGATAACAGACTGAATGCTATGAGTATCAAGATACGGGAAAAATATGTCATCCAGGAATCTCTTGTTGTTATCAAGGAACGCGAGCTGATCATTACGAACGCCCCAATGCGTATCAGTAATCAAAGCAATCTTCATGCTGTGGCTTTCTTGCTCCCTCGCTTGATACCTTTACTGGTTTCAAAGTCGGCCATGAACTTTTCCATCTGTTCCTTCGACCATTCACCATACTTGATATCAGTATCATAGTTATTGCTTCTATCGCCATCTTGATTCTCAGATGTTTCACCCATGATGTTAGCATATTCGATAGCAGCATACTTAGTGTAGAGATGCTTCTTTTCTTTCTGAATACGCCTAATGAAAGCGAAGTAAATAATCTGCGTAAAGTATGCGAATGGATTCTGCGACTTGCTTGGGTCGAAGTTATTGATGTATAACAAACAGTTCTCGATACCGTCTGAGATCATCTCTTCGCGGAACGTGTAGTTTGCAAAGTTCGGGCGATATGCTAAGTGAGTTGCGATCTTCATGATACACTCGCCAATGTAATGCGGAATACGCGGAGGCTGCTTACCTGCGTCTTTAGCTTCATTGACTTTAGCTTTGAACTCAACCATTGCTGCGTAGAGTTCTTTATTGTTTACATAATGTGTTTTGGGCTTTTTCATTAGTGTAGTCTTCCTGAAGTATTCGCAGCCAATCCTATCATCGACAGTAGATTTCTAGCTTTCTGCCTTTGATACTCTTTGACTCGTTCTCTTTCTTCTCTCTGGTGATCGCTGATCGTATTCAAATACTTTTCAGCAACTATATCATCTACGAGCATATATGTCAAGACGTTTGATTTGTTGATTTTGACTTTCTCTTCCATTAGGCTTTCAAATGGAATCCAGCGCATGATAGAAGTTGTAACAGTCATCGTGGCTACAGAAGGCATAAGTTCTACACGATAAGGCTGAGTGATCCACAGACAATCTTCCTCATCTCCAATGAGTTGGACGAGCAAATCTTCACCGTTATTCATCTTCAGAAAATAAACTTCGCCCTGTTCCATTTTCGCTCCTGAGTTTGATATTATGTAATTCGTATGGGAATCCTTCGGAACTATACATCTTCACACGTTCGATAAGATGAGCCAAAGTATAGTTCTGTTTCTTGTTATGAGTAAGATCGTCAGCGATATCGAATAACGTCATGCTATCTTTAGTATCTGAAATACGAAGCCCACGACCGATTGACTGCAGAGTTCTGATACGACTCTTCGTCGGGCTTGCAAAGATGACGTTATGAAGGTTCTTGATATTTATGCCTGTAGAGAACGTTCCGTAAGAAGCGACGATGATCGCATCGGTTTCCTTCTCTACGATACCACGGATAGCTTCACGCTCTTCACCGTCAACTCCACCATGCACAAAGAATACTTTACGCTCACCAGCTTTATCGCGAATCATGTCGTGGAGAACTTCGCCGTGCTTCTCGACGTAAGCATACAGGATTAGTGTATTCCCCCTGAGAGATACAGCAAGATTACGAATGAATTGATTGCGAGGTTTATAAGAAATAATGTGCTCGACTTCATCTTGGTAGGTTCCACCAACCAGCTTCTTACGTTCTTCAACTGGATGACTGAGGACGAGAACTTTGACTTTGATTGCTGCAAGTTTACCACTATCAATCAACTCCTTCGTATCAATGATCTTATGTGTAGGACCAAACAATCCTGTTAGAACAAGCTCGTTGACTTGACTACCATCCAGCGTTCCTGTCATACCAAAACGATACTTGACATTCGCTGCGTTAGTCATAATCTTAGTCAG